TTTATAAAATATATTTAATTTTTTTTTATCCCAAATATATTTATTAATATATAAATCAGACATATAAAAAATATTTAGAATTATTTCTACATTTAAACTTAATCATCCGAATCGTCTTTATTATTTGGCATACCTAATTGTGAAGCAAATTGTTGACCAGTAGTATTCATAAAGTTGAGGGCTTCTTTTACGGATTTTTCATTTAAATAGACTACTTTTTTAGGATTAACTTGTTTATATAAAATTAATACGTCTAATAAATGTTCAAAATTTTTTTGAGGTAATTTTTCTAACATTTATATATGATAATCTTTAATTTTTAAATATGTGTTTTTATAATTTAAAAAAATTATAATAATATTATAATAATATTATATATGGAAATACAATTGAGAAAATTTGATATGAATGATATTAAAGATGATAAAGTAGTTGTATTAATAGGTAAAAGAGATACGGGAAAATCATTTTTATGTAAAGATATATTATACCATCACAAGAATATACCAGTAGGACAAGTTATATCAGGAACAGAAGGAGCTAATCAATTTTATAGCAAAATCGTTCCAAAATTATTTATTCATGGGGAATTTGACACTCAAATTGTACAAAATATGATAAAAAGACAAAAAATTTTAATAGATAAAATAAATCTAGGTGATAATACAATAGACCCGCGGTCGTTCTTAATATTAGATGATTGTTTATATGATAATGTATGGGCGAAAGATAAATATATGAGATCAGTTTTTATGAATGGAAGACATTTTAAAATATTATTTTTATTAACAATGCAGTTTGCATTAGGAATACCTCCTAATTTAAGAACAAATATTGATTATGTATTTATTCTGAGAGAAAATTATGTTAGTAATAGAAAAAGATTATATGAACATTATGCGGGAATGTTTCCTTCATTTGAAATGTTTTGTCAAATAATGGATCAATGTACTGAGAACCATGAATGTTTAGTTATAAATAATAATGCTAAATCAAATAAATTAACTGATCAAGTTTTCTGGTATAAAGCGAATCCTCATGATGATTTTAAAATTGGTGCACCATCATTCTGGGCTTATTCAGAAAATAATTTAAAAAACGGAGAAGATAATGAATCCATCAACAGTGGGTATAAAAATGTAGTAAATGTTAATAAATTATATTAAAGATTATTAGTAATATTTTTAATGGCATCAACAAATCCGTCGTATGTTCTTTCAGAAACGTCGACGACTTCCGTAGCGACATGTTCACCCCCATCATATATCTCTACTAAAAAGGTTGGGAACCCTTGAATTTTATCTGCGTGTTTTTTAACTTCGTCTTTGTTTTCCTCAGAATCAACGACCGAAGCATGAACCGTTACTCCATTTACATTTTGTCCATGAACCTCGTCTTTAAATTTGTCAAAATCTGGTCTTACTTTTTTAGACCATCCGCACCACGGAGCATACATCATTTTCATATGAACAACTTTACCCGTCTCACCTTGTTCAGGTCCTGCGTGATCGGCGGCGTTTGAACCCGTATGAACTTGTTCGGTCATGGGTCTGTCTTGTAAAAATTGTTCTGGGCCATCCCCTGGGATAAAATTAACAACATCTTTCATATCAGTCAATCCGTAACTTCTGAGAACACTATAATTATTTTGTAGAGTTTTAGGAATTTCATTTCCAAATGAACCAGTAGCACTTACATATAATTTTTCATCTTCGACGTATCCGTTGGGTGTGTCGGTCGCGGCCTGAGCTTTTCCACCACAATTTTGTTCAACACCTTTCGTAGGATTAGGTTGTGGTTGACGACAATTTCTACCACATTTATTACATTCACCATCAGTACTAGTTGGACCAGAATCATTAACATGATTACCCCCCATGGATCCAGGATCATTACCTGGTGGACCGGAAGCCGGTATCCGTGTTGGACTAGGATCATTACCTTCTAACATTTTGCTAAAAATTTTAGTATTGCAATCGATAATTACAAATCCGATCAATATAATTAAAAAAATTAATATATAATTGTTGTCCAGATTTTTTAATACACTTGATGATTTCATTTATAATATAATAAATATATTTTTTTTATATCAATTAATAAATTAAATCATTTAATTTAAAATATTCATATTTATTATTAATAAATCTTTTTAATATAAAAGGTATTTTTTTATTATTTAATTCTTCCAAAGCTATATCATAAACATTATTAAATGTTTCATAATTAGATGTCAATGGTAGACATCCTGATTCTAATTGTTCACATCTCTTGGATAATATTTTTGTTTTTTCATATTTACTTAAAATATTACTAGATTTATTTTCTTTTAATAATTTTTTGTAATTTTTATTAAATACATTAATATCTTCTATATTTTCTAAAATAAAATCGTCTAATTTTAAAGGATCATCTTCATCATCACTATCACTGTCACTGTTAGAATTATCACCCGTTGAAACGTGTTCTTCTATTTCTGTAACTTGATCAATTACATCTTCTTCATCAGACATATTATAATATATAATTTAAATAAAATTTTAAATAATATTCAAATTTATTAATTTTTCCATTTTTGTCCACATAAATTACAACTATAAATATATTTCATATTATTTTTATCATATTTTATATATATAATATCTGATTTTTCGGAACGTTTTACAGATGGACATTCATCATTAGGACATTTAATATTTTGATTACTAATATGTGGTAAAGTTGAATCATAATTTATAAATTTATTATCATTAATACTTTCGCTTAAATCAACGTTAAAATCATTATCATAAATCAATGTTTCTTCATAATCTCTTTTGTTGTTGCATGCTTTGCAAAATAAATATAATTTAGATTCATCTCTATTTAAATATATATACATAGCATTGTTGCAATCATCACAGAATTTATTATCCATATAAATATATTATAAATTAATTATTTAAAATTTTCAAATTTAATGTGTCCAAAAATTGTTCAAATATATTTATTAAATTTATATAAGAAATATTGTATTTTATATTATAAATTGGTATATTAATTCTTTTACTATCTATATCTTTATATTTTAAAATATTATTATAAATATTTATATAATTTTCATTAAAATTCTTAATAATAATATCTTTAAAAATAGAGAAATTATTAGGAATATCTATATAATTTTTTATTAATAATGAATTAATATTTTCAAAAAATATCACATCATTATAATCATTAATAACACTTAATTGTTGTTTATGTTTTCTATTAAATCCTGGTTCATTTAATAATGGGTCATTATCTAGTAACGACTGTAATGACAACAATACAGTTGATATATCCATTACAGTTGTCCATTGTGGTCCTGACCATGTTCCTAAAATAGATAAACATACTTTACCAAATCCTGATTTATGACCATGAATATACATATTAGGATGTATTCTAATATTGTTTCTTGATACATATGATACATCTGGTGGTGAATATGGATAATTTTTTGGAAATGTTATATTGAAAAATAAATATCCTCCTTCATACAAACTATCCTTTGGACCTATGATCATTGCACGTGCTTCCATAATATTTTCTTCATTAAATTCTATATATATGCCATGTTCATTTAATTTATTATATTCAATAGATTTAAAGTCTTTATTTAAAATTCTTTTTACCGCTTTATTCATTTTATTTATAATATAATTTATCTTATTATATTTAAATATTACTTAAAATTTGAAATTAAATTTCAAGATTAATTAAATTATAAAAAAATATATATAAAAATAAATTTGATAAATAATTATATTTGAACATTTATAAATGTCTGAACTTGAACAATTCCTATCAAATAAAAGAAGAAATAAAAAGGGTCCTTGTACTCATACTATTTATGATGGTACTTCGTCATTAAAAGGATCATATAATTTAGACGTAAAAGATATTCCTAAATTATATGATATTGTATCAGGTATGTATAATAAAAATGGTAAATTATCTATTATTGAAAGGGTGGGGGATATTAGTCCTTTAATTATAGATTTAGATTTTAAATATAAAGATAATATAAAAGAAAGACAATACACATCAAAAACAATTGAAGATATATGTAAACATATTCATAATAAAATTAAAGAATTATTTAATTTACACCACGATAATCAATCACAGGTATGGATTATGGAAAAAGACACGATATCAGCATGCACGCCACCAAAACCACCTTATATTAAAAAAGATGGTATTCATATATTATTTCCTAATATTATTTCCAAGAAAGAAAACTATATATCTTTAATAAATAAAATTATTGAAGATACTCCTTTTATTGATCAAATATTTAAAAGTACTTGTAAAATTATTCCATCAAATCCTATTAATGAAATATTTGATACTCATATATATAATCCTGGTAATTGGTTTATATATGGATCTGGTAAACCCAGTGACTTAATATATAAATTAACGACTATTTATAAAATTAATGGTGATAATATCAGTAAATTACCTATTGATATGTTCACACAAAATCCGCGAGAAATTATGAATAAAAATAGCGTCCAAATGAATAATGAAATTAATGTTGAATATATTGGTCCCGAAATACTTAAAAAGAAATTAACTATAAATAATGTAAATAGCTCCTTAAATTTGGACGAAATCGAAAATATGCAAAACATTGTAAAAATTAAGAAAGAAGAATTAATTTTTATTACAAATTTAATTAATATTCTTTCAGTTGAGCGAGCGTCTGATTGTAAAACATGGGTAGATGTGGGTTATTGTTTGCATAGCATATCATCTAAACATTTACTAAAATCTTGGATTAATTTCAGTAAGAAATGGATCGGTTATTGTAATCAAGAAGAATGTGAAAAACAATGGGAATATATGAACAATACTAATAATCCTCAATATACAATGGGTACGTTAGTATTTTGGGCCAAACAAGATAATCCATCCGAATACGACCGTATTCAAAAAGAATCACTTAAAAATGTCATAGATAAATCACTAGTAGGTGAAAAAACATGTGGTGCTCACACAGATGTTGCGAATATTATATATAATTATTATAAAAATTTATTTGTATGTTCTGGATTAAAAGATAATTCATGGTATTATTTTCATGAAATCACTGGAAAATGGCAGGAAACAGAACAAGGTCATATATTACGCATAAGGTTATCATCAGATATCATAGATATTTATCAACATTATAGTAATTATTATAAAGATAAATCAAAAGAAGAAGAACCTGATTCAGAACTATATACGATTTATGATAATAGACACACTAATTGTATGAAAATTATGATTAAATTAAAAGATTACACTTATAAAGATAAAATTATGAAAGAATGTAAAGATAAATTTTATGATTCCAACTTCATGGATAAACTTAATAGTAATAAAAATTTAATAGGTTTTGATAATGGGGTCGTTGATTTAAAATATGAATCTATTAATTATGATGGAGAAATTATTAAAGAAACTATATTTAGACAAGGTAGACCAGATGATTATATTAGTTTATCTGTTGGATATTCATTACCAGTAGATATTAAGGATTTACCAGTAAATATCGATAAAATTAAACAAGATATAGTAAATATTAATGATTATGAATTAATAAAAGCAGATCTTGATGACTTTATTAATAAAGTCTTACCAAATAAATCAGTTCGTGATTATACTCTAAGATTCTTATCTAGTTGTTTGAGTGGTGAAGTTAGAGAAGAAAAATTCTACTTTTGGACTGGTTCCGGTGCTAATGGTAAATCAAAAATTACAGATTTAATTACATCAACTCTTGGAGGTTATTCAAAAACTATGGATGTTTCATATTTAACTACTAAAAAAGGTAGTTCATCAAACGCTTCTCCTGAATTAGAAGCTATCAGATATGCTAGATTTGTATCTATGTCTGAACCTGAAAGAGATGACTATATATATGTAGGAAAACTTAAACAAATTACTGGTGGGGATACTATGACCAGTAGAGGATTATTTAAAGATACGACAGAATTTAAACCTCAGTTTAAATTAATGTTGATGTGTAATGAATTACCTAAACTCGCAGGTAATGATGGAGGTGTTCATAGACGCATTGAAGTTGTTGATTTTATCTCCAAATTTACAGATTGTCCTTCTCCATCCGTAAATAATCCTCATCAATACAAAGCTGACCTTGAACTCGGTACTAAACTAAAAAAATGGAATATTCTTTTCATGATCAAATTATTAGATTATTATAAATTATATGATAAAGAAGGTACTAATGCTCCTTCTTCTGTTACGGAAGCTACAAAAGTATACATTACTGAAAATGATACTATTCAAAAATGGATCGCAGAAGATCTAGTTGAATCTGATAGTGTATCTCCATTTGATGATTTAATGGAAAACTTAAAAGTATGGTGTGATGGTGATGGTATTGACTTCAAAAAGATTAGTAAATTAGAAGTTAAAAAATCATTAATTAAAGCACAAGAAAAAACCAAAGCAGGTCCCGTAGTATTTGGAAAAAATAAAGGCGATAACGCTCCTAATGGTACGAGACCACAACCTAAATTTAACTTTATATCACAGGAAGACAACGTGGACCAAGGTGATGATTAATATGTTCTTTAGTTTGATTATATCCTGAATCTAATATTTTTTTTTTCAATTCATTATTTAAAGTAAAATATGAACAATCTAAATTTAGTTCAGATAAATCTATCTTAATATCACGTTTTCCATAGTTTCTTGTTAATATATTTGGATCATACAATTTCCAACTAACATTTAAAAAATCATAAATATTATTTATTTCTTTTTTTACTTTATTTGATTTTATATCTATGCATATATAATTACATGAATCGTTTATTTCATTAGGACAATTCCCACATAGCCCTCCATCTAAATATAATTTCCCTTTATATGTAATTGGTTTTAATAATATAGGTATGGCTGTCGTCATTTGTAATAATTTTAATATATTCATTTTTGGATTATTTATATGATCTATATATTCTATCTGTTGCTCTGATATATTAATAACTTTAACTATAATATGAATATTTGATATATTAAATAATTTTAACAATGACATTTTTTCAATATCATATTTCTCTTTTAATAAATTTTTTATATATATATGATTTTTATTATCATTTATTAATCCGTAATCATTTATTAAATTTTTTATAGATATATTATTTATATCTAATATTGTTTCAAAATTAAATTTATATATTTCATTTTCTATATATTTATAATCATATTTACATAGTATTAACATCAATACAAATAAATAACTAGCTGATACGCATGTTATTTTTTTAATATTTTTAAAATTTATATCTATATATTTTTTTTCAATTAAATAATTTAAAGATCCTAAAAATGATATTCCTTTTGTTGAACCACCTGATAAAATCAATGTATCAATATCCATATTATTTTATTAATTATATATTATGAGTTCTTTAAACATAAATTCCCTATTTGAAGAAATGGATAAAAAAGTTATAAATAGATTGAAATTATTTGATGATATTTTAGTTCAAATACATAATAAAATTGTATATAATTCTAAAAATAAAACATTTTTTTGTACTTTTCAAATACCTGAATTTCTAATTGGTAAACCGTTATATAAAATTGAAGATTTACGTAAATATTTAATTGATTCATTAACAAGAGATAAGTTCGATGTATTATACATACATCCTAATTTATTATTTATTTCTTGGGAAAGAAAAAAAAATAATAAAAGAAATATTAAAAAAATTACTCCTAATAATTCTAATACATTTAAAAAAATAGATGATTATAATCCAATTGGTAATTTATTATATAATGATAATATTTTATCTAACATTAATAATAAATTTACTTAATACTAGATATATTACTTAAATATCATGATATTATATCATTTTAATAATATTACTTAAATTTTTTTTATATTTAAATATAAAAAATAAACATATTATGATTAATATTATTAAAAATAATATTAATAAATAATTTGTTATGGTCTTTCCAAAATAATATAGATAATTAATAGGTATATGATTATATCCTCCTATTATATTATTATTGACTAAACAATTGGCGGACATTTTATTATTATCACATATGCATTTATTTTTACCCATCCATTCTGATCTAAGGTTTATTTTGTTTTTATTACCACAAGTATATGCTCCAATCCCATTTAAATCAATTATTTCAATAGCAGTGTTCCCACATCTTAATAATTTATCATGATTTAAATATTGAATTGAATCATATCCTTGTTTTTTAGCTTCTTTAAATATGTCCGTAAAGTATGATAAACATAAATCAAATAAAGAACATGTAATATTCATAGATTTTTTATTTAAAAAATATTTAACAGATTCAACATGATTATTAAATGAAATAGTTTTTCCTAAATTAAAATATATCCCACTTCCAGGTGCATAATACATCCACGATCCAAATGATTCTATTTTTTTCTGATCAGTATATCCTCCACTTACATGAGTTATTTCTACATTTATATTTGAAGATAACGGTTTATGTGGGCCTTTGTGATAAATCCATATTGTATTATCCATATCATCACCATTTGACATATTACTAAATATATCACCTTCTTTAATTGGACATATTGTTTTGCATTTATCATAATTATTATTTATAATGCATTTATCATCTATTTTTATATTTGCTTTATTTAATAATTCAGTATATAACAGCCAAAATTTAGATACATCAATGGGATATCCATTAATTGGTAATTCACCATATAAATTTATAAAATAAATACTCCATATAGATTTTGATAATTCTTGTTTATTTTTAAATATGGGCCATTCCATTATATATATATATATATATATGCGTATATATTAATAAGAACTTTTTCCCATTTTAAAAATATAATCAACTAATAATAATATAAATATACATGTCATTAAATATACAATAATATCGTTCATATTTTTAGAATCATCTTTATTTGAAAAACCTTCCATTGTCTGAAATTGTTGTTCATTAATTTTATTAAATCTTTCTTCTATATATTTTTTATATTCTTCAACTTCTTTTTCTAAATATTGAGAATATTCTTTTAATTCTTTAAATTGTTTGTCCAATATATTTCTACCAGTATCCATGGTATGATGTTGAATTTCCTGTTCTTTTAACGGGGATTTTTCTGGTATAATTAAATCAGTAGCATCTACTATATCCTGATCTTTTTGAATTTGTTTTGGTTTTTCTGTCGGAAAACATTGAGAGAGTAAAGCAACCATTTAATATATATATATATATTTTTTTATTTTATAAAATATATGTATTTATTTGATTATTTAACTAATAATTATTTATTTTTAAGCGGAGCATTTTTATTAAATATGTTTGGTGGTAGAATGTTATTTCAAGATATACAACCTTATTTACACAATCAATTTTATTTAAAACATTTATTTATATTTTGTTTATTTTTTATATCTACGAAAGATATTAATTTATCATTAATTTTAATTGTGGTTTATATAATTTTTATGCAAATTATAATTGATTTTAAAAAACAAGATAAAAAAGAAATTAATAAAAATGAAGATAAAGTAAATACTTGTATTGATTTATTAAATGATGTTAAAACTAAATTATAAATTTAAAGTTATTCCTTTATTTGAGCTTTTATTACTGTCGCCACTCATTAAAGATATATTATCTAAATCAGGCATAGAGTTTGGTTGTAAATTTAAATTTTTTATTACTTCATCTATGTCACCGACTGGACCGTCCATTTCTTGTCTTGACGGTTCAGGTTGTTTCATTACATTAGCCNTATTACCACTCATGTCCATGCCTGGTTGTGCCATGGATCCTACTGCTGCTTTGGCAAATTGTTTCATTAAGTCTGGATTTTGGTGCATAATATCATTCATATTTGGTATGGATGATTTGAACATTGTATTTGATAAATGGAACATAAATGCTGATCCACCAAGCATCATAACTAATTTTAATTCAGGTGCTATTTCACCACCACCGCCATATTTTTCATATAATTGTTCGAACACTTCGTCAAAATCTTCAACACTTTCATTAACTGATTCAGACCATCCATCTAATTTTATATCAAATGGATCAAACTTACTATTTAAAAATTCTGCACCAGATACGGCCGCCATTAAAATTTTTCTTTGAAATTTTACAGAATTAGTCGTATCTCTTTGCTTTTTTAATTTAATATATTCATTCCTCATGTCATCTAAATTAGAATTCATATTATAATTTAGAGATGTCCTTATACCTTGTTTTTCTAATTTAGATAATTTATATAATAAATCTATTTTTTCATTTTTTATATCCATTTGAGACAATACATGTACTGGTTTATATTCGTCTGGTGCTATGTTATTCATAATTGGATCATTTATTGGATCAATTGATATGTTTTTATTATTATTATTATCATTATTACTGTTAAAAAATGAATAATCATCCGATTTTTCAGATTTATTTTCATCACCTGAACCATAACCATTTGAATGTTTAGTTGATGCATCTGCTTGATTGTTATTATTATTATTATTATTATTATTAACTAATAATTCAATACCAATATTGTCGTTATTATTAACTATACCCGTATCTATATTTTTAAAATCATCATCTAAATTTATATCTATTTTTTCCATATATTATTATATTTAAAATTATTTATGTATTATATACGTATTTCTTTAAATATTCATAATTTCACTGACATTTTGAGGTAAATCGTCTATGGTTATCTTATAATATTCTTCCAATTCATTCAAATAACCAATTTCACGATTATTCACTAAATTTATTGCTACTCCTTTTCGCCCATATCTTCCAGATCTCCCAATTCTATGTATATATGTTTCCTTTGATCTGGGTAGATCAAAATTAATAACTAAATTTAACTGTTGCACGTCTATCCCTCGTGATAATAGATCTGTTGCTAATAATATTCTTGTTTTACCATTTTTAAAATTTAACAATTTTGCTTCTCTCTCATCCTTAGTAATTTCACCATGAATAAAATCAACAGGATAATTATTTTTTTCTAATTCATCATAAATATTCATAAGTTTATTTTTATAATTTATATAAATTATACATTGTGAGATATTTAATAAATTATAAATATCTATTAATGTATCATATTTCCATTCTTCATTAATTATTACTTTATATTGTTGGATTCCCTCCAATGTGACATTTTGGTTTTCTACCAATATTGTCTCAGGATTATTTAAAAATCTATTACTTAATTCGGTAGTTTCATCTGTTCTTGTGGCACTAAACAAGCATATTTGAGTATCTTTTGGTATATATCTTACAATACCATATACCGTGTCTTGAAATCCAAATGATAACATTTCATCTGCTTCATCAAAAATTAATAATTTTATATCTGTCGTGTATAAATACCCTTTATTAATCATATCTAGGACTCTACCAGGCGTTCCAATCACAATATGTGGTTCTTTTAATAAACCCTTTTTGCATTCTTCCAAACTAGTTTTCCCAACTACTTTTAATATATTAATATTCATATATTGGCTCAAATCTTTCATTACATCATAATTCTGATTTACTAATTCATATGTTGGATTGAGAATTAAAATTTGTGTTTTTTGTATCCCTTCTTCCAGTAAATTTAGCGCACCAATAGTAAATGCACCTGTTTTTCCCGTGCCAGATTGAGCTTGTGCAAATAAGTCTTTCTTATTATTAATCACCGGTAATGCTTTTACCTGTATATCTGATGGATTCTCAAACCCATGCGAATATATCCCTCGTAATAAATTATCTTTTAAATTAAAATCATCAAATGTAGTCATTCCTTATATATTTATTATTATTTAATCTTTAATATTTAACATTTTCTTTATCCCATTTATATCTGCTCCTTTTATATTATTTATACATTCTTTATTTTTTAATAAAAAAAACGATGGCACCGACTCTACTTTAAAAATATTACACATTTTTTCATTTTCATCGTCATCTATGTTAATTTTATATATTTTTATTATATCTTTATCCATTTTTTTATATAATTCTTCTAATTGAGGATATATTCTTTTACACGGCCCACACCAACTAGCAGTAAAAAATAATAATATATATTTTTCACAATTTATGCATTCTGAAAATTTTTCAAAACCTGATATATATTCCATTTAATATTGTATATTTTTTAAATATATTATTAACTTGTTCTAATGGGATGATTATTTGATAAATATCTTATTTTGTTTATTAAATTTCTTTGTAATCCAGTCAACGTTAATGCTAATATTAAATCTATTATTTTTATAAATGTTGGATTTAATTTAAAATATGATAAATAATTTAATACTATATATTTATGAAATATATATATTAATATTCCTAATAATATTATATGAAATATTATATATATAAATATAGTTACTTTATTTTCCCCTTCGACTTTATCAATGTAAAATAAATGGTCAATTATTGGAGCAAAAACTAAAAAAAATATAATTGATATTATTAATAAAAAAACTATTGATAAATATTTATAATCCATATATATTTAATTATATTTTATTCTGAATCATAATCACTACTGCTATATTGTTTATATTCTTGTTCTAAATAAAATACCCGTTCATCTTCTTCATATAATGCTTCAATAAATTGATTTCTATCTTCGTTAACGTAATCATATTCTAAACTAAACTTTTCTCTTTCCTCCAATGGATTGAACAAAGGACGTGGATGCTGGAAATCTTCAATATTTACTACATTATCCCAGTATTTTTTACCGTATGTTTCATGCATATCTTTACTACATATATAGGAACATATATACTTATCTTTATTATCAATATCCATGTGAATGAAATATTTACCTTTGCATTTATTACATTTATCACATACAAATTCCTTAGGTTTTGATTCATCCTCTACGACATTATTCGTAATATTTTTGTAAGACATTTCTTATAATAAATAGTTTTGAATAATCTTTCATGCAAAATCAAATTTATTTAAGAATACAATTATATTATATTATATATAAATTTGATTTATAATATATTTATATTATCCATGACCATGATAACAAAAACAGATATTATTGATTTTATTAATTGTAATTACCATGATACACTTAATTATTTACATTTATACAAAAAATATATTGTTAAGGAAATAATTAATGTATTTAACATCGTAGCCAACGACAAAAACGATATTCAAATAAAAGCTGAAAAATATTTTGTTATATCTATTATTGATGAATATATTAATAATATTAATATATTTAATATTAGAAAATCTAAATTATATTCTTTAATGAAATTAGATCTTCCAGAACAACGTTCACCCGCATGGTTTGCCATGAGAAGCAATATATTAACAGCAAGTTCTTTCGCAGCCGCATTAGGTGATGATCATTTTAAATCAAGAGATATGTTGATTTATGAAAAAATCTATCCACCACCGTATGTATCCAACCCTATTACTGAATGGGGGGTTAAATATGAAGAAATCGCTACATTATTTTACCAGTTAATTACAGGAACAACTGTCAAAGAATTTGGATTAATCCCTCATCCTGATTATCCTATATTTGGTGCTTCACCTGATGGAATTTGCGATGATACCGGACCACCTGAGTTTTGTGGTAGAATGTTAGAAATTAAATGCCCCCCTAAAAGGAAATTTACTAAGAGTGTTCCTAAACATTATTGGATGCAGATGCAAGGTCAACTCGAAGTATGTGATTTAGATGAATGTGATTTCCTTCAAGTTAAACTAGAAGAATATGATAATTTCACTGATTATAAAAATGATGTATTTGATCCAGATTCAAATACAAAATATAATTATCCTAATATTACCAATTATGATACAACTATTACTGGGAAAACTTGTCAAAATTTACCAAAAGGTTGTACTATTTCATATATTAAAGAAGGCGGTGAACCTAATAATTTTTCATATTTGTATCCTAAATTATTATTATCTGATAAAGAATATTTAGATTGGATTGATCAACATATTAAACTAGGATACAATATCATCGAAACTAAATGGTGGAAAATTACTAGATACGAATTAACACTAGTTCATAGAGATAAATCTTGGTGGAATGATACCATCGAAGATATACTAAAATTTTATAATGATTATATTTATTATAAAAATAATATAAGTGAATTAGCGGAACTCAAGAAAAAAACCAAAGAGATCACAATTAAAATCCCTGAAAAACTGGACACGTTCCTGTTGTGCGAGCAAAATTAACTAATTTTCTGAAATATCTTGAGACCAATCAATATGAATACTGGGTAGGTTCCTTCTATTCAAGGTCTTAAATCGCAGATATAATTTATATTAATAATTAGTATCTTTTTTTTTTGTGCGAATAAATTTGATTTTGAGATTCGAAAAATTTCATAATTCAAAACTTGTCTGATTCATATAGCAGAACTCGAATCGTTACGCACACTCAAATCGCTTACGAACTCAACCGCTTACGGACTCTCGCATGGATGCCAATCAATCTCAAAACTCCCAGCCTACGGTCTTCAATGATCAGGCCATGAAGTTCTTGCGGTACATTGTGGTGAAATGTGAAGGGGACCAGGACTGCGACAAATTGACTACTTTAATGGCCGATAAGATAGTCCAGGAGTTTTTCGAAACCTATCAGGCTGGACGCACGCTTGAACCTGATACGCCCAAGGCCAAGGCATCACCTAAGAAGGCTAAGGCGTCGCCTAAGAAGGCTAAGGCATCGCCTAAGAAGTCTAAGGCATCGCCCACCGATCCTATCGTTATCTCTCCCGACAAGTGTCAGTGCCGGGTTTGGAACAACGGCCTCGGTACGCAATGCACCGGTAACCCCGTTGATGGTAATATCAAGTGCAAGCGCCATACTAAACAGGACTCTCGTCTCGGCCTTATCACCGAAAACCGTCCACCGGAACCTAAGGATCCTAATGGTAAGCTGTTGAAGTGGGCTGACCAGCGTACTGCTAAGCCCAAGGCATCGCCCAAGCCCAAGGCATCGCCCAAGGCATCGCCCAAGGCATCGCCCAAGGCATCGCCCAAGGCATCGCCCAAGGCTAAGGCAGCGCCCAAGGTTGACGATGAACCTAAGGAAAAGTCTGCGACTGTTGAGCCATCAGCATCTGTTATATCAGAACCTTCCGACATTTCTGAACCCGATAATATTGATGATGTTGATGCCGAACAGATTTCAGATACGGTTCAGGAAACTGATGTGGGAAATCTTAGTGAATTCAATTTCGATGATTCCGACGACAGTGGTGATGACGATGATGATGCGGCGACATGGCCTATCCTAGGAATAGATGGCGTTGATTACAAATGGAATCAAGATGGTGATAATATGTTAATCAGCGTCAATGGGGCCGCAACCATTGGAACTTACGACCCTGGAACAAAAGAAATAGATTTCATTAGTAAATTCACCAAGCGCGCACACCAACAAAGTGTCGCCGATCTTCAATAGAATATACCAAAACAATATAAGACAAAAACAATATAAAACAAATAGACAAAAACAATATAAAATACAAAGACAAAAAAAACAAATCTTTTTTTTAAATTTGATATATGATTTAATCACAATATAAATTATATGGAGACCTCTCCACTAATATTCCTTGATAACGATATGGCTATTATGTTGAGTGAACAAGTAAGATTATCAAGAGAAGAAGAAGCACGAAAATACCATCAATATAATTATGATGAATATGGAATAAATTGTAGTTATAAAAATGTTATAATAAACTTAATAAATGAAATTTCATATTATAGATATTTAATAAATTATAATTATTGGAATGACCTTTTTAATAATCATGAACAACCTAAACAAATATGTAGAAAAATAATTGAAAAATATGAAATGGTGAAATATATTATGGAAGATTATGCGGCTGATATGTTGCCGTGTGGTAATCCTAGTTACGGTGCGCAATGTATGTGTGATATGTGTATGGATTTTGCTGATGGCGGATTAGATGAATATTGTTAAATTTGAATTAATTTAATGATGATAATATTTTTTATATGGTTTTTAAAGAAAAAGACCAATGTATAATATGTATGGAAGATTGTTCTGATAAATTATGTGAATGTAATGCGTTTATGCATTTGCATTGCATAATCGAGTGGAATAATAGCATTTACAATATTAATCAATCATCGTGTCCTCATTGCAAGAGGCATGTAAATATAAAAGCAAAGAAAAAATATCATAAAATTATATATATTTATTTATGTAATTGGATTAGTAATTTTATTAGTAATATCATTCAATATTTTAAAAATTTTATCTTATCATCTATTAATTTTATGAAAGATCTTGGTGTTATGTTATTTAATATTTTAATATTTATAGTATTTTGTATTATTATTCCAGATATAGTTGGTATAATACTTTTCTCTTTATATTATCTATGTAATAAAGGTAATATTCATATCACATATGTTGATTATATTATAAATAATATGATAATGACATGGTTTATTGGTTTCTTAACTATGATAACTATTGTCCATATATGGGCTAGAAGACAAACAGGTGATTGTCGGTTAGGTGATGATTGGTAGTTAAAAGATTAATTATGGAAAATCCAACACAAATAATTTACGAAGAATGCTTAGAAAATACTAAATTACACAGATACTGTTGCTAAAATTTGTTAATACATTTTGATAATCAATCCCTCCTGGGAATATCCCACATACAGAAGGTGGTAATAATTTAAAATCATTTAAGAACTCTATCTTTTTTTTATAAAATTTATGAGGTATGTAAGTCTTTGTAAACCAATAATACCTCCATTTTTTTATAATAATATCAGCAGATTTAAAATGTAATATTAATAATGCTGCTACATCATTATACCTACTTTTATGAAAATCATATGGAGATATATTACTATTATTATTTACATTAGGATTAGCACCACATCTTAATAATTTGAGTATATTTCTTGGTTCATATTGTACATGTAATGGAGTATTTCCTAGTATATTTTGATGATCAAGATTTTCATTATTTTCATCTAATAAATCAATAATACCTGCATTAATAATTGGTTTAAATAGTAATGTTTCATATACTATATCATAATTTGGTATTTCATTTACAAAACAATAATCCAATAATATTTCTAGTGATTTTAAATCTCTTTGAAGAAATACAGGCGTTACAGATATATTATTTTCCGAATATGGATCATATCCACCTTCAATTAACATTACATTATAATAATGATCTGGTTTAAATAGTAATGCATTGTAAATATAATTATTATTAATAGGATTATATTTTAATAAATATTCAGTTGATTCTGGATCTTTTTGCCAGAATAATGGAGTGAAATCGTATATATCTTTTGGATTAGGTATTGCGCCTCTATCTAATAATAATCTGATAGTTTTAAAATCTTTTTGAAAATGTATGGGATGAACACCCGTTTCATTTATTAAATTTGGATCACCACCTTTATCTAATAAATATTTCATAGTTTCATAAGGCTGTCTGACATGTAATAAAGATAAATTATATAAATAATCATATAAATCATTTGGATTTACATTGTGAGAAAATAGTTCATTTAATATTTCAAGTGAAGGTTCTTTTTTAAATTTATATACTAAATGATACATTTTTTATTATAAAAAAATATTTTATCAAATTTACTTTTTAGATAATTTCCTTATTGATTTTCTTTTAGATAATTTTTTAATAGATTTCTTTTTAGAATTTTTCAGACTTTTTTTAATTTTCTTTTTAATAGATTTCTTTCTAAGAGATTTTCTAATAGATTTCTTTCTAATAGATTTCTTTCTAAGAGATTTCTTTCTAAGAGGTTTTCTAGTTGATTTCTTTCTAAGAGATTTTCTAGTTGATTTTCTAGTTGATTTTCTAGTTGATTTCTTTCTAAGAGATTTTTTATTCTTTTTCCCACCGCCTCCCGGCTCAGGCTGGCTCCCACCCGTAAGTCTCCACCCCGATGGAGACGTATCACCATGCCATTCCCCTACTTGACTTATTGGTGTTCGAGGCT